AAGTCATTGTAGTGGCCCCGGAGGCGGTATGGACTTCAGAGCTGGGCGAAATGCTGAAGGATTCCCTTATGAGGGAATGCCCCTGCCTGCCCCAGCGCGAACCCATGTACACCCTCGTGCACGTGCCCACCGACCATTTCACCCGCATGTTCAAGCTTCACCGCAACATTATTTACATCAACGTTTCGGACAATGTCAGCGAATGCCGTTTCCTTGTCAGAAGAAACGCGTGGGCGCAGCCCCAGATACTCTATTACGTGGATGCCGTCGACACCAGATCAGCCTGCGACCTTCTGCGGGAGAACATGCCGACAATCTTCGAGTCGCTTGAAAAAATCGAGAGGGAGCGCGTGATCGCCAACACAGAGAACTATCAGGAACCGGCATTGAGGGAAAAGGTCAAGGAGTTCATAGGCGCCACCATGATATTCCCGAAAGGATATTCTCTTAAGAAAGAGACAAAAGACTTCCTCTGGATATCTTAAGCTTCAATGGAACCGAGGGGAGAAAGGTTTTGTAGAATGTTACGCACATAGATTTATATGGTACTTACATAACGGTGAAATACCAGAAGGTATGCAAGTTGATCATATTAACCTAAACAAGACTGATAACCGTATCGAAAACCTGCGCTTAGTTAATGCCGACTATAACAACCAGAATCGTAAGTTCAAGGGTTATAGCTGGAATAAGAAAGACATGAAATACAAGGCTTCTATCTGGGTATCAGGTAAGTCTATCCACTTGGGAATGTTCGACACTGAAGAGGCTGCGAGAGCAGCATACTTAAATGCTAAGGTGAAGTATCATCCCGGTTCAACTAAACATTCATTAGGAGATTTATAATATGGCTAGCACTATTTATGCTGGTAACTCTACCCGCCCGCATTGGCTCGGTGCCGCTTCAGATGTCGATGGGCATCTGGAAGTATACCAGTCTGAAGTAGATTCTCGCTTTGAATACCAAGCTCTGTTCTTGGGTCTGTCTTCTCAGCGTTCTACTGCTAACAACTCTAACACCTACCGTATCGACCGTCTGAACACTTCCAGCGTTAAGGGTCGTACTTCTGGCGTAGCTCTGGACCCGACTCCGGTGCGTAACGATAAGATGATTATCGTAGTTGATACCGTACTGTACATTCGTAACCCGATTGACTATCAGGACGATTGGACTGCGCCGGACTTCCTGACCGAGATGGGTCAGAACAACGGCTTCGAGTTTGCAGAGACGTTCGACCAAGCGCACCTGATTCAACTGATTAAAGGTCGTAGCTGGGCAGCTCCTGAGCATCTGAAGCCTGCATTCTCCGATGGTATCGAGATTACTGCTACTGTTCGTACTAATCCGGTAGACATGACCGCTCGTGAAGAAGATGCAATGCGTATCAACGAAGCTCACCGTAAAGGTGTTGATGAACTGATTAAGCGTAAGGTTCCGCTGGCTGACATGGTTACTCTGGTTAGCACTGAGATTTACTCTAAGCTGCTTGAGCATCCTAAGCTGTTCAACCGCGACTTCGGCGACTCCAACCTTGACGGTTACAAGCAGCGTCGTGCTGTAGTAATGAACGGTATTCCGGTAGTAGAAGCTGTAGAGTTCCCGACCGTAGCTGGTCCGCATCCGCTGGGCAGTGCTTACACTGTTACTGAGCAGGACGCTAACTGTCGTATGGTTACCTTCAGCAAGTCCAAGACTCTGGTTACTGTAGAAGCTAAGCCGTTCACCGCCCGTATTTGGGATGATGAACTGAACTTCGCTAACGTACTGGACTGCTACGCAATGTACACCGTCGGCAACCGCCGTCCGGATACCGCTGCTGTAGTTCGCTTCAGCTTCACCTAAGGATAAAGAATGGCTCTTATTGCTAGTATCGGATTCGAGCCTTTGACGAAGCGTCAGAAAGCATTGCAATCTATTAAGGGTTTAGAGACCCTTCTTAAACGCACAGCTGAGGACGCTACGGCAGAGGAAGTAGTTGCTGCTATTACTCAGTTCTTCAAGGATGAGCTGGAAGTAGCAGGGACTAAAAAGAAAGCTAAGAAAGCAGAATAATACAATGCCCAGCCTCGTGCTGGGCTTTTGTCGTTTCTAGGCCCTTATCTTTTAAGTTCTATCCCAGAGCTTAAAATATAGGAGACTATTATGCGCCTTATAGACGCAGTGAACGTAACATTAGAAGCTCTGGGTGAGTCTAGAGCTGTAGATTTAAATAGCAGCAACCCTTCGGTAGGGTTAGCTAAGTCAGCTATTGAACGTACCCGTAGAGGTATCCTCAGTACTGGGCATTGGTTTAACGTTATTGAACGTGAAGTTACCCCAGCGCAGACTGGGCGTATCGCTGTACCTTGGCGTCAGTTAGCCTTGTACGGATTAGATGGTAAGAAATACGCTGAGCGTGAAGGTATCCTCTATGACCTAGTAGAGCAGACTAACCGCTTTACTCAGCCTGTACGCCTGCGTGTTATTCTGGACTTTGAGTTCGAGGACTTACCAGAACATGCAGCATTATGGATTGCATACGAAGCAGCTGCCCAAGTCTACTCTAACGACTTAGGTGCTGACCAGAACTTCCAAATCCTAGTACAGCAGGCACGTGAGTACGAGGCGCTTACACTGCGTGAGCATTTGCGTAATCAGCGTTACAGTACTTCACGTACTCGTAACTCGGCACGTATCCGCTACGGCTTCCGTATCTAGAGGTAACTATGGCTCAGGCATTAGAAGGTACTATCCCTAGCTTGCTGCAAGGAGTATCCCAGCAGATTCCACGTGAACGTAAACCGGGTCAGTTAGGTGGGCAAGTAAATATGCTCTCGGACCCTGTTACAAGTATACGCCGCCGTCCGGCTGCTAAGCTCTTGCAAGATGCTACGGGTATCCCAGCTCCGCAGACAGGCCGCTTGTTCACTTCTTACATTGAACGTGGTACTGACGGCAGGCATTTGCTTATCGACACTAGCACTGGTAATTGGTGGCTTCTAGCTAGGAATACAGGTAGTATCGTACGCTCAGGTAATAACCCGTATCTTATCGCCAGCATCGGGGCTGTATCTATTCAAACGGCTAGTGTAGGCGGTTTAACTTATATTCTCAACACAGAGCAGCGCCCAGTAATAAATCGCAGTAATACAGGTAAGCAGAATCCTAGAAGCACCGGATTCTTCCATGTATTGCAAGGGGCGTTCAGTAAATCTTATCAAGTAACAGTTAATGGTGTAGCGTTTAACTTTACTACTGAGGCTCCGGGCGATGCAGGTAACTCCCAGCGAAGTACTGCGTCGTACATAGCAGGGCAATTGTCCTCGCAGATGACTTTAGCAGGTATTACCAACTTCCGAGTAGAGGCAAGTGTTTACATTACTACCGGAGAACCTGTAGTGGTAAGCTCCTCAGCGGGCAGTCTGTATGTAATAGCTTCTAACCAATCTAAGGTAGCTCAGGAATCTGATTTACCTGCTACACTCCCTGCTCAAGCAGACGGAATGTTATGTGCAGTAGGAAGGGCAGGTGCTGACAGTACTTGGTATCAATACAATTACGCACAGCGTTCTTGGGTTGAGATAGGTAGTTATGGAAGTCCTAGTAGTATTACTAACGTACCTTTAGAATTAGCAGCGGATGACAACATCATAGAGCGCCCATTCGAAGGCCGTCTGTCAGGCGATGATGAAACTAATGCCGACCCTTACTTCGTAACTAACGGGTACTTCACAGGTATAGCTGCATTTCAAGGACGCTTAGTACTGCTCTCAGGAGCAGGTATTACATTCTCTGCTTCAGGATTGTATCAGCGTTACTACCGAAGTACTGTTACCTCCCTGCTTGACACTGACCGTATTGATATCGCGGCTGCATCTGCACAAGATTCTGTATTCCGTACAGCGTTGCAGTTCAACCGAGATTTAACCATATTCGGTGATAGTATGCAAGCGGTTGTACCGGGCGGCGGGGCTATTACTCCAACTAACGCCAGCGTTACATTAACCTCTGAGTTCTCAAGTGACAGTCGGATTGTGCCGATTGTCGCGGGTCAGACTATCCTCTACCCGAACCGTAGAAACGAAGGTTATGCTGGAGTACTAGAGTTCCTTCCTAGCCCTTACACTGCCAGCCAGTACACTACGCAAGATGCTACTGTGCACCTGCCTCGTTATATACCGGGCCGTATCATGAAGATGGTACTAAGCTCTGTAACTAACATCGGATTCATTCAGTACAGCGGAGAGCGAAACTCCCTGCTCGTACATGAGTATCTGTGGACAGGTGAAGGTAAATCTCAAGCTGCGTGGCATAAGTGGACGTTCCAGCAGGAAGTACTTAGCGTGCACAGTCAGTCAGAGGTAATGTACATCTTTACTCGTAACCCAAGCACCAGTGAAGTACAGGTGCAGACTATCGACCCTCGTGAGGGATTTGTAGCTGAAGGTATGTATGAGCCTCCTTATATAGACGCACGTCAAAGTGTAGCCGTGCAAGGGGGTCAGTTCACTGTGCCTTTGCATCTGCGTGGTACTGATTATATGCGTAACCTTGTATTAGCTTATACTGAATCTTCTAGCTTAGCTGGAGACGATGTAGGGGTAGCTTCTTACAACGGAGATGTAGGTACAGTAGTACGTGGCGTACCTGATGGGATGTACTACATAGGCTTCCGTATCCAGAGCAGCTTTACTATCACCCCTCCTATGATTAAGGATGGGAACGATAACTTAGTAGGCTCAGGTCACGTGCGCCTGCTTAGACTAGATGCAGCAGCGCGTAAGTCTGGTGTATTCAATATCGAGGTTAGGGACACGGCTAGAGGTGTAGATACTAATAGCCTGTACTCAGGCCTTATATTGAACTCAAGGGAACTATCCCCTGACCTGACCCCGCGTTTTGACTTAGGTAACATTATTATCCCTTGTCGTACCAATGCTGATACTACGGAAGTAACCTTCAGTACTAGTGGTACTCTTGAGATGAACATACTGGATATTTCGTATATCCTTAAATACAACCAGCGCCGTAGGCGCATATAAGAGGAGGCTGCCTATGTGGCAGTTCGCAGCAGCACAAGCCGCCGCATCGCTGTTCCAGATAGGCGGTCAAATCGAAGCTCAGGTTGAGCAAACTAAAGCTACTCAGACTCAATTAGCTAGAGCTATAAGCCAGCTTAACTTACAGCGTAGTCAGTCAAGACGACAGACTAGCGCTGCCCTATTCAACGTTCAACAAGGTAAGCAGCAAGTACTGTCACAGGTAGGCTTAAATGCCGCGGCCTCTGATACTATCGGTGCAAGCGTAAGAGATGCAGTTGCTACAGTTAACGTACAAACTGACCGTCAGGACGTAGCTGTACGTGCAAATCAGTTAGCTCAGGAGCAAGGCTTCTTCCAGCAAGCTGAGGCATTAGTGCAGAACGCAAGGGCTAACACCCCGCAGCAATCCGGTCAAGATATAGTATTCAATGCAGC